GGCTACTGTAAAAGTAGAATACCTGTTCGAATAAAAGTTTTAACTATTTAGATAGTCGATTTACCTCGATATATTCAAAAGAAGAGAATTGAAGGGGAAACATTGTTGTTAACCGTATTGAAACAATCAATAAAGAAAAGCGAGTAAATTTACCTTTACAAATTCCCAGTTAAACGGCTTGTTGTAAGGCATTTTAAGACACGTAAATTGTGAGTTGGGGTATTTACCCATGAAAAAAGCCCCCTCTCGTCAAAACGAGAGGGGTAAATATTACTTAATTCCAGCGATGTATCCATCGTCATTGGTTGTGACTGTGATGTCGCCTGTGAGGAGCTTTCCTTCCTTATCGAAGGCACAAATATTGTCTGCTCCGACTTCGTAAAGGCAATCTTCAACTCGTGAGCCATCGGAGCGTAGATAGTACCAGTCATTATCTAGCTTGAGCCAGCCAGTAATCATGCGGCCAGTCTCGTCGAGGTAATAACGCTTGCCGTCACGCTCCTGCCAGCCGGTCGCCATGCGCCCGTCAGAGCCTAGCAAATACCAGCTGTCGTTGTATGTGAGCCACTTATCAGCTTCAAGTGCGCCACTATCGTCGAAGTGCCACCAGCATTTCTCCGAGCCGTCCCAGCTAGCATGAACCCAGCCCGTGAGCATCCAGCCAGACTCGTTGAAGTAGTACCACTTCATGCCTACACGATACCAGCCGACGGCATACTCGCTTGATGACTCGCCTGTCTGATACCACCAACTACCCTTACCGTCAGTATGCCAGCCAATCTCAGAGCTTGAGCGCGCACCAGTCATAACTTCATACCAGTAACATACACGCTCCATATAGTGAGCGTTCTGAGAGCCGGCTAGCTCGCCAGGGCAAGCGGTTGCCACGATCTGTTTGTGTGGTCGGACGTTGCCACCCCAACGCGGATAACCAAGTCCGTACTTGATCAAGAGAGCAGCCACAAGATGTGCGCCGCTTTCCTGCGTGGTCTCTGATACCGTCCAAGGGTTCGCATGGTCGTTAGCGTGCTCGATAGAGATACTGCGCTGGTTTTCTTCCCAGCGACCAACGGCATAAGCCGTGTCACTCTCGTAGACGTGCTGCGCGATTGCTCCCTCATTATCTACTGAATAATGCGCACTGACTTCACCATTAGCTGACCACATTGCCGCGATGCTATAAGGCGAAGAGCCAACAGAAGCCTCATGATGGACAGCAATGTATTCAACCTTATGACCACCGCGTCCTGAAGCGTATGAAGTTGTAGGTGCCCAGATATCCGCAGTAATCTCGCCCGAGAAATCAGCCATTATCTGCCCTCCAGTGGAGACTTTCCCTCGCGTACCTCTGGAATACCTGCAATCGAGGTAAGCAAAGAGACTACAGCCGCGAGAGCTGCCGCGGAAGCAACGGCCACCCAATCAACGCCTGTGATACCGATTGCGTTTGTGCCAATAAGAGCAACGGCGGTTTGCGCTGCCGTCTTGATTGCTCGTACCAATGCTGCCTTGATCCACTCGTTCATAATGTTTCCTTTCAAACGATTTTAAGTTTCCAATAATTGCCTAGTGTGTACGCGCCTGCTCCAGGCGTTCCAGCCGTCCCGCCTGTGTGCGGGTCACATCCTCAACCACAGCGAGACGCGTATCGTGTACAGAGAGCACATCGCGAATATTAGTGATCGTCTCGTCCGTGCGTGCCATGTACGCCGTGAAGGCTTTCTGCGTATCATCCAAGTCACTCTTGAGCTGCTTCACGCCTTCTTCAATGCGCACGAGTCGCATAGCGTCTTCTTGACTTGCACGGTTCATTGCCTTAGCGCCGTTGATGAGCGTCAGCACCATGCCGAGAAACGATACCGCTGCCACAATCTGCTCGAATGTTAGTGGGTTCATCCTTCCACCTCCTACTCGAGACTCTTAGGAATGATAGGAATGACGCCAGAGCAATAACCACTCGACCAGTTATAGATATACACATGCCCATCGCCGCCGCCAGCTGCCCCCAGCCAAATCTTGGCGGTGTTATTGCCCGTCTGCGTACCTAGCGAGTAATATGCGCCTTTAGCCGGTAGCAGATCATTTGGAATCTGATCTGTTGTTGTATACGTATTGCTGCCACCTGTTGCAGCCAAGAAGCAATCAAGATACATCACGCCGCCACGAACGCAATAACGAACACGCACAGAAGAGTTATTGACTAGATCAGTCCATGGCGTGAACTTGATGAGCTTGGCGAGGTCACTAAGCTTTGTGTAATTGTTGCTGATGCCTGAACCAGATACTTGCAGACCCTTGTTGTTGATAAGGATGTTGTTAGTGCCAATCATCGCAAGCATCTGATTACCAGCTAGCATCACAGTATCTTTTGCGTTAAATCCAACATTGTCGGAACTAAGTAGAGTACCCTTTTTTTCGCCGCCTGGTAGACCACTTAGAACAGTTTGGTCAGCGTCAATAATTAATTTATCCCCTGCAAGACTTGCTCTTTTACTTGTAAAAGATGCGTTGAGGGTCTTACCGTCCATGAGCCAAACGCCGTCTTTGTTGACCCATACAAATTGTTTACTCTTGTCGCCGACATAGGCACCACGCGCATCATGCGAGAAGGCATTTGACAAGTTGTCAACCGTTGCCTTCACCTCCGCTGCCTTGTTGCTTGCTTCCGTTGCCATAGTCTTCGCCTCCTTTGCTGCTGTTGTTGCGTTCTTTGCGTCTGTGGCTACATGGCTCACTTCCTCCGCTGCACGCTCAGCCTTAGCCGCAACGGTCTCGACTTTCTCCGCCGCTACTGTTGCCGTGGTTGCTACGTCTGCAATCTTCTCTGTTGCTGCGTCAGCCTTCTTCTCAACCGCTACCGCTTTCTCCTCGACTGCCGCAACTTTAATAGTGGTAGTTGCTGCGTCTTTAGCAATATTTCTAGTTGCATTAGAGAGAGAAGTAACACGCTTTGCAATGCTTTCCTGCGCAGACTCTTGTGAGCTCGTAGCCCCCTTTGTCAGTGTTGCAGTAATTGCGCCAAGCTTGAATTGAGTTGCGGTTGGGTTAGTGAGGTTGATTGTGCGACCTGAGCAGATCATATAACGCTCGATGCCATGCGGCCCACTCTTGACGAATACACGGTCTAGGAAATCAATAGGCAACGTCTGTTCATTGAGGTTGTGCAAGTCGAATGCCGACACCTCGATTGAGTCGTCAAGTTTGCCAGACGCAAGGTCAGCAACAGCCTTGTCAGCAAGTGCTTGTGGCTTATCCAAGTCATAGGATATTGTCTTTTCAATGCGTCCGTACTTCTCAGCCGCTGTCATATCGACAACCGTATCGTCCTGGATGACAAAGCCAAAGGGAACGTAAGCCGTCTCAGCTGATACGTAGACCTTACGCTCATCCTCACCTCTACCAGTCTTACCAACGGGGACAATGGCCGTGTAAATGTCTTTGCCGTCTACCTGTGTATCGAGGTCAAGAAGGTTGCTGCCCAGCTCAACTCTCTGAGCAGCTTCTGCTGCGCCCGTATCTGGTAGCCAGTCAATAATAGATCCTGTTGCGTCATACCTCACACGCAACCAACCGCCGCAAGCTTTTTCAAGCTTGTCACGCATCTCTTTGAGTGTTGCAGGTCCAGTGCCTGTACCGCGTTGCAGCTTGCCATAATTCGCGCCAGTGTTCACGCCAATTCTGAACTTCTCGCACGCATTCATGACACGTGCGTTGTGCTGCTTAATGAACCACTCAAATAGCTTGTTAGCTTCAGCAGGTGCGTTGATGTCGCACTCAATCTCATCGGTGTCATAGGTCTTGTAGGGTCTAACAGTGGTGTCGTTGAGGTATGCCATTGCACCCTCACACGTCAGCTTCTTGCTGCCGTCAAACTCCATAGAGACTGCTCTGACGCGGCCACGGAAGAGTACAAGGCCAGTCTCAACCTCAAACAACTCAACTTCTCTGTTGGGAAGCATTACCGTGTCACGATTGAAACTATCCCAGAGTGGGTGTGTTGGCTGGATATTAAGAGAAAGAGTCGGAGATTGCCCCGACTCTTCCTTTAAGGTACCAGCTGAGATTTGAACGTCTGTACGAGGGTCATGAAGCACACTGCCCGCATACTTCAAGATGTACATTTAAGCCACCCTCTCCCACATATAGACCGCGCGATATGGTGGCATATTGTTGTGAGGTTGACCGCCGCCGACCGCATCAACCTGAAAGCGATAGTTGGTGTACGTATCAGCCGAACGTGCAGTCCACTGGCTACCACCGCCATTGTCAGTGCCATAGTGCATGGAGGTATCATGGCTATGGCTTGGCATTTCGTTGATAGTCAGCGTATGGGTATCCTCGCCGCCTGTAGAGCCAGCAGGGAACTTCTGTGACTGCGCTAACAGGAATACACCATTGAGCGCCTGCCATGTGCCGCCAAGGAAAGTTGATGGGTCAGTCGGTTTGGTGCTTTGGTAAATCGCACCTACTGGAAACATTGCGTCCAGCAGGTCAAAGTTCTTAGCGAGGTCCTTAATAGTCTGAGTAACATCATCTGTCACGTCTGGCTTAGTAAGTCCCAGCCTTGCTGTCTTAGTACTCATTAAATGTCCTTCCACTCGAACTTGAGTGATACGTCATTGCCTGGATGGTTCTCGTTATCGCCCACGTACATGTTGTTTTGCCATGCGCCGCGAACGCTCTCCCACGTCTTTCCTGTGTAAGCTTGCCATTTAAGGCTCTTGAGCCTGTTCTGCCCTGCTCTGGCAAGGTAGCTGAGCGTGAGTCCGTCAAAGCGACTCCACTTATCACCTGTGTAATCACGCCATAAGGCTGTGCCGTAGTCAGGCGTGGTGTTCACCGTGATTGCGTTCTTGCCATTGTGGAGTCGCGCGGCATCGCTCGACCATACGCCAGGACTCAAGAAGAAGCTCGTACCATTGATGTTTACGATTGCGTTTGCTTGCGTGGTAATAACCGCTAGAGCGTCATGCGCAGGACCGTCAACAACATACGATTTGCCGAGCTCGCCATTGAGCAAATACTCGACAATGCCCTTGCTCTTGTAAGGCTCACAAGCAACCTTTACTTTGAGCGCCATACCCTGCATAAACATCTTCTGGGTATCGACCTCAAAGCGTCCATGGTATGTATAACCTTCATCCCAGGACAGCTTGAAGTCATACGCTCTGCCATGTAAGAAGTTACGCAGCTTAGTAAGAGATTGCTCAATCTCTAGCCAATCAAGAGCGGCATTTGGATAGCAGGTAAACTCGATTGTTCGCTTACCAAAAAGTGGGCGGTGTGCGAACCATTCAGAGAGGTCTAAAGCACCATCTGCTCCAGGAATCGTGACTTGCATAGTCTTTGGCGCAGGAGGTGTATCGACGTAATCTGTCATGATCACATTGAACGTCTCGCAAAGTGGTGTGCCATCTACATATATCTCGAGGTTCATCGACTTGCCACCACCTTGTAAGCACCCAGGTTAGCGTCGACGTAAGGAGATACGACACCGCCAACAAGCCTTGCGTCCATATAGAGCTTCATGTTCTTAAGGTCCTCACGCATATTCCTAATCTCAGCAACGACAGCGCTCTCATGATTAGACTCATTCATTGCGTCAACCATGTAACCCTTGATGTTATCGATTGGAAGAATTGCTTCTGGACCTGCTTCACCGCCGACCATTGGGCGTGAGCCATTCATACCAAACATCGTTGGCTTAGTCAGAATGCCGCCCTCTGCATACCAGTCAATACTGAGATGTGGAACGGAAGGTGGGGCAATCGAGAAGGAGCCGGAAATGTTAAAGTGTGGCAGCTTGATGTGCGGCAGCTGAATAACAAGGTTTGCAAAGAAGCCCTTAATTCTTCCTGGAATGCCAGAAATAAAGCTAACCATATTATTGAAGTTGTTACGGATACCGTCACCAATCGAGTAGCAGAAGTTTTTCCATGCAAGGAATGCTGCTGTTCCCAGTGATAACGCAGCTGCAATACCCGCCATGCCATTGTGGACAACTGTTGCTAATCCCTCAATAACTGGTCTCAGAGCGCCGCAAATCTCTCGAACGGTAACGCCAAAGTTAGCTGCGTCACTACCAGCCTGTGACATATCGTCACCCATATCATTAAAGAGAGGGGTAACTGACTGGATGCAGGCTGTGAGGTCTTTTGAAATCTGGTCGATGAGGGGCTGTAAAGCATAGAAGACACCGTTAACGGTATCAATCAAGAAGCTCAGAACGCCATTCAAACCTTCCATTGCGCCACGAACAAGCGGCAGAACACTAACACCAAGCTCCATGAGTGGCTCAATAAATGGAGTAAGTACGTTCAAAATGTTCGAGAGTAAGTCCATAAAGAACTCTAGAGCTAGTGACACCTGCTCCATGTTGGCCTTGAAGATACTATTGACTTCATCCAGAGCGTTCGTGTTCTCAATAATGTTGTTGAACGAATCGCCAACGCCTTTTGCAAAGTCTTCAATGGAGCCTATAAGTCCCTCAAGAGAATCAGCAACGCCATAGACATCAAAGCCTGTTGTATCGATAAAGTCACCGATTACAACTTGGTTGTCAGATAAGAAAGACTCAATAGATCCTGTCAGCTTTTCTGCAACACTTGCTCCAAGGTCTTTGAGGTCTGTTGCCTTTGCTGCACTGGTAAACGATGAGAACATGCCAGACGCAATTGACTTAAAGTCTAAGCTCTCAACAACAGCAGAAATCATGTTGCCAAGTTCCTCGCCAATGCCCTTTGCGACATCTGGCAGTGCCTTAAATAATCCCTTAGTAATACGGACGATTGTTGGAATGAGGTTCTTTGCGACTGTTCCAATAGACTTCAGAAGCTTCTCAGACATGCCCTCAATATCGCCATTAGGGTCAGCAATGGCCGTGAGCCAGTTCTCCCAAGAAGCCTGCATCATCTGAATAGAGCCTTGGATAGTCTCCGCTGCTTCTTCAGCAGAGTTACCCATAATACCTTGCTGCTCCTGGATGTCGTGAATTGCCTGGACGATGTCGCCATACTTCTCGATGGTTAAGTCACCAGCGCGTCCTTGTGCCTTCTCAAAAGCGTTAGCGTCTGCAATAAGACGCTCCATCTCTTGCTTTGTGCCACCATATCCAAGCTTCAAGTTGTCAAGCATCGTGTAGTTCTGCTTCGCGAAGCCTTGATATGCGTTCTGAATATCTTGGAGGTTAGAACCAAAGATTGACGCATTGTCAGCCATGTCAGTAATTGCCATGTTGCCCGCACGAGCCGCCGCAACCACATCACCGCCAAAGGATTGCTTAAGAGCTGCACCCATACTATTGAGCTGATCCATATACTGGTTCATCGAGACACCAGCAACGGCATAAGCAGCTTGAGCATTAGCCATTACCTGGCTTGACGCTTCACCAAAAATCTTCTCTACGCCGCCAGAAAGCTGCTCAAAGTTTGCATATGCGTCAAGTGACTGTTTGCCGATAGCAATCATCGTTGCACCGATTGCAGCAACTGCCGCTGTAACTCCAAGAGCAGCCGTCTTCATGCCGTCAAACGCCGCTGCTGCTACGCCTTCATTAAATCCTTTGGTCGAGGGAATGACAGATACGTAAGCAGAACCCACTTCTGCGTTAGCCATATTCACCTCCTAATTAATGTGAGTCCCACCAGTCATTGAATTGACTAATTGGGATTGGGTCCTTGCCGTAGACCTCCTCTTTAGCGCTCTCAACGCCAGGGCGTGTGAGTGGCTTAGGCTTAGGCTGCTTTTTTGTTGTATTAGCAGAGGAATACATCCATGTAAGCTGGCTTATCTGGTCTGAGAGCCTTGCAAGAAGTTGAGGAACAATCTCCTGCGATTCCCAGAGTGCATAGTCAATGTCATCCGGATGTGTTGCCTTCCAAAGTGCAGAAGTTTTTGGCAAGTTTTGAATAAAAGAAAAGAGCGCCCTAAAACTAAGGCGCTCTCCAAGGTCATCTAATGTGAAGCTTGTGAGGGTCATAAGGTCATATTCAAGCTCTCCAGTATGCTTAAGTATTAACTGCGAGAGCCAAACTATTCCCCCGCTGTAACCTCACCAGCTTCAACACGCATCTTATTCCACTCAGACATGATGGAAGATAGATCGTCAATACTAAGCTTCTCAACCTCAACAACATAAGGCTTCAAGAAGCTTACGAACCACTTAACAGCTTCCATGCTAGAAGCTTCAGCATTCTCCAAAATGCCAACACGTTCAATGTCTGCGAGAGTCAGTTGGAGAGGGATATGACACTCTGCATCATCAACGACAATATCGAGCGTCTTGTGGGAGGTTGAGAAGTTAAGCATTATCGAGTCACTACTCCGTCATCGGTAAGGATATAGATACTGTTACCCTGTGCATCTGGCTGGCACTTCAGCTCGACTGGAAGTGTTACAGCTTCAGCGGACTGGAAGTTCATCTCAGAAGGTGGAATAGCCTGTCCGCGAGGAACGATAATCATCATCTTCGCAGCGCCATCCTTAAGCTTGAAAATCCACTCGCGGACCTCTGGAAGCCTTGCGCCGATTGCAATCTTCATTTGTGTGCCACGGGTAGAAGTTGCAGCGGTAACGGTTACTGCATCCTTACCAAACGCGCGAGTCGCTGCGCGTTCAGACATCTCAAGCTCAGTGAACTTAACCGTACCATCGAACTTCTCCAGAAGCTGACGAACATTAGCGCCGTTTGCTTCTGTAATGTCCTTGGTAGAGTAGTCGGTAGATAGAGCAATACCGTCGCTGGAGATATAGCCAGAATCCTTAAACGCAGCATTAAGAGCAGCGTTCAGGTCTGTTGGAATAGGAGTTCCAACTGGAGCGTCCAGGACAGCGCCAGTGGTAGCTTGGTCTAGTGCGCCAACAAGTACTTTGGAAGCGTCAACTGCCATAGTTAATTCCTTTCATCTTTAATATTGACTGACATAGAGAACGTGACCTGCCAAACAACAAAATCGCCTTCCTGCTTGCCATAACTGAATACGGTTGGCGTGAAGACTGCATTGATGTTTCTGTCGGTTGGCGGGGTCACTTTAAGAGCAATAGCAAGCTCATGAGCAACCTGCTCAGAGCGTGCACTGCTCCTCGTCCATATTGATATGGTGTATTCAGGGGAATCATGCGGGTAATCCATCTCGCCGCCTGTTCGGTCAACAAGAAGGAACTCGTCTGGAGTGTTTTTCTGAACTTCGGTTGAACACGGTAAACCGATTGTGGTGTGTGACCACTTAATAACGTGCTCCATTGAGCTGAATATCATGATTACCCCCTAGCTGCCTTCTGCAGCGTGTTATGCAGAGCATTTGAGTTGATTGCGTGTACGCTTGCTGTGTGAACAACAGCATGAGCACGGTTCTTGCCGACTGTGACTTTTACGCCATAGTCCTTAGCGCCATACATCGAAGCGGCACGAGCTCGTATCCTCTCTGCACTCTTACGTAAGACTTCCTGTGTTTTAGAGCCAGTCAAGATTGATGTCAGCTTATTAGCTTTATAGATCATCTTGACTGTGCCGCCCGCATTAGAAGCCGTGAACTGCCTAGCCATCAACAACTCCAAGCGGTACTAAGCAGCTCCATCTCCAACCCTTTTTAAGCATCCGCTCTGGGAAGTCAACCGGAGCGCCAACAACATTGAACCAACGTTTACCGTCTGGACTGACTTGAGCACGTCTAAGACGCTCAGCCCAGCCGCGAGGAAAGTAAGCAGTTGCTGTGACTTCAACGCCTTCAGGTCTGCTCACCTCTAAGTCCTTTGGTTGGAATGGCGCAAATAGACATCCAGGAACGCTTATTGGCTCTGAGTATGTGAATGACTCATTGCCAAAGCGGTCAGTCCCAGATGATGTGCGCTCTTTAACAAGCAGCGTCATTGTTGGCTTCATTAGTCCTCCTTTGGAAGAGGGTTCGCAAATACTGCGTACCCCTCATCAACTCCAAGAAGTGACTTCTCAAACGATGTGAAGTAGATGTCTCCTGTCGGATTTGAGTAGGATACTGAACCACCAAAAGGAGACGCAGTCCAGGACTCTGACTGCACGCCAATTGGTGTTTCTGTACCAGCTTGAAGCACTCGGATTGCCACCTGGCAAACAACAAGCTTCAGAACAGCTGGGTCCTTAGACTCCCACTCACAAAGAGAACCAACAGCAGCAGAAATAAGAGAGAGCAGATTTACTGCCCTCTCTTCATCTGTTGCTTCTAAGGTTGGAAACATCGCTTTTAAGTCGCTTAGAGTTGCGAAGGGCTTAATCTGCCCCGCCATGACTAAGCACTCTTAAGAACTGAGAAGCCCTTAGGGTCAATGACAGCGTAAGAGTAAACAACCTCTGCGCGATAAGCTACCTGTCCAAGACGCTTGAGGTCGCCCAGTCCGTCTGGGTCACCAGTCTCAATGGTCTCGATGTTGATGTCGCGGACAATGCCCCACTTAATGAGGTTGAAGTCGCCCATAACAGCGAGAACCTTGGTTGCAGTCTTAGCAAGAGCACCGGAGACGGTGTTGGAGGTTGCAGCTGCAAGGCCATCGACTACGCCAGTCTTAAGGCTAATTGGAATCTCAGGGAACATGCGCAGGCCAGTGTTCTTGACACGAACCTTGCGCAGGCTGGAAGCGTAAGCCTTGGAAAGACCGATACCAGAGATGGAATATCCTGGGTCAACTGCGTCAGCGAGTGCGTCGAGGTCAGCAGCTGGGTCAGTGGTTGCGTTGACAGCGGTTGCACCAGCGGTCAGAGCGGTCAGACCAGAAGCAGCCATACCAGTTGCAGGGTTAAGACCATGGAATACGAGATAGTCAAGACCACGGCCAAGAGCAGCGGCAGACTTGTCAACGATTGCGTCAACAATCTGAAGCTGGCTGTCCTCATCTGCCCACTGAACCTCATTGGAGAAGCGGACAGTGACAGAGAGCTTCTTGATGATGTGATCTACTGGCTTCAGACCGACAGTCTGAGAAGAGTGCTGTGCGGACTCGCCGACAATCTCAGCTTCTGGGTCCTGAGTGAACAGGATGGAAGCACGATTGGCAAAGATTGCTGGAGAAGAAGCAGACAGAGTCTGAATAACGGAAGTGTCTGCAACCTTAGAGACAAGGTCCTTTGCAATCTCAACAGGAAGCTTAATGTTAGTAGTGTTTGTTGCTGGCATTGTTAAATCCTTTCTTAGTTACCAAATAATTTACGTGCAAGCTCAACCTTTGCGGAGTTATCTCCTGCTTCTGTAGTGAACTTGCCAGGATGTGGAGCTTTTACTCCTGCTTTAGGCTTTAGGTGCTTGACGAGTACTTCTGCAAACTGGCGCATATCCTCTTCTGTGGAACCCACAACAAGCTCTTCCGGCACATTGAACTCAGACGCAATCTTTCTCTTCATTGAGGCTTGTTCCTCACGGGTCTTATAGCCCTTTATTGCGTCTTCCGCTTCCTGTGCACGTTTCTGTGCTTCTGCAAGCTCCTCTGTGGCTTTGGAGTTCTCCTTAGAGCGCTTCTCCCATTTGCGTGCCTGGGCTTTCCAATAGTCGACAGTCTCAGTCTCATCAAGCTGTGCAGCTTCCGTGACTTCCTCTGTAGTCTCTTGTACTTGCTCTTGCTTCTCAGTAGTGTCTGGCATCTCATGCCCCTTTCTTTCTGTCCGTGCGGACTAATAAAAAACCAGCCGTGCGGCTGGTTGATTACACAATGGATTTAATGGCTTCCCGCCTACGAATCGAACGTAGATCTAAAGAACCAGAATCTTTTGTTTTTCCGTTAAACTAGCGGGAAATGTGGTATATTGTTATTAACAGGTGGCGCGCAGCCTCGCTCTGCATAGAGGGAGGGCACGCCACCTGTTTTTTATATTTCAGTAATACCTCCGTTTCTTAAAACTACAGTAATTTTTTCAACACTTCTCAGTCTTTTTTCGTCAGAAATTAGCGAATAGTATTCTTCACCTATATCCCCCTCGATGTAGGTTGTATTTAAAATAAGACAAGATGGTTTGATGCTTAAATTGCTAAATTTTGAAACTGTACTTAAACAGGCTCGCTCAATAGCATTTCTTTTAATTGAAGTTATGCTTTTAATCTCAGCAAAGCTACCATCAATTATTGCATCAATATCCATTTTTCCACGAGGCTGTCGGCCACGTGGTTCTGGTCTATTCTCAGCAAAATGACCATTTTCAACAAGACGTATATATGCAATTAAATCTCTCTGTGTCTGCTGCTCTTTAATTAAATCAATAGTTCTATCTCTGCTTAAAATTAACCCTTTCTCTTTAAGTGTTTGGTACACCATTCCAACAGAGCGAAAATCTCTAACGTCTATACCAAGATTGTTAAAGAATTTCTCTCCTGCGATAACATCTTTTAATTTCTCGAATATCTCATCAAACTTTTTTATCTCATCGTTTGAATACTTATTCGATTTCATCTCAGCAATAAATTGAGAATGCTCAACCTCTTGCCACTCTTTAAGATACTTCTTTGGGTTATAGCCGCCGACTTTAGTGTCTTGTTTACCTGCAACTATCTTGCATTTACAATGGTCGTGATAATGAGAATATGCGCCTGCCTCTGTATAATAAAAGCCAAGTGATGCAAGCATTGCGCAGAACGAACATTCGTTTCCTTGAGGAACTCTTGCAAACTTTAGCCCGTTTTTTGCCCCAACTTTTCCTGTTGTACGATTAGCTTGTTGAAGAGTTTCACTTGCAACAAGATTTCCACATGTTTCTAGGAATTTTTGGCCTCTAATATCATTATTCTTAGCATATTCTTTTACATGATCACTAAATGAATCATTTACTCCAAAAGGCAGTCTAGCTATATCAGAGTTTTTAACATCGAGACCAGTTGTGTCTGCAAAAAAATCAAGTGCAACAGAGCTTGCGGCATCACCAAAAGAGAGTGTTGTGCTAACCATCGATTTCTCAACAAGCTTGAGAAATTCTTCATCGCCCATAGTTGGGTTAGCTTTTAGACCAGCTTCCACAAGACGTTTAAAAGTTGCCTTGGACTTTTCTTGGACTTGAGATAAGCGTCTGTGATACTCCTCCATATCCTTTTTTGAAATGTCCATAACTACTCACTTTGTGCAGCAGTTCTAACCAGCTCCTGAGCCGCAAAGCGGCGGCGGTCAGCTTGGAGTTCTGTGAGAACGTCATCCTTATAGCCAAGAGCTCGCAGTGGAACATCAGAACTTGCAAGCCATGGGAAGGTAGAGACCTGCTTCGTAATAGCATCAGACATCGAAACGGGCGATGGCGTCTCCGGGTTCGCAAAGACGGCTGTTGTCTCGTTGTCTCGCATGGCGCTATAGAAGTCCAAGTCATGCTTTACCGCAAGAGCCATAGCAGAAACATTGACAAGAGAGCGCTTGCAAGAAGCAATGTAGCTTGTAATGTCAATAATTGCGTCTTCCTGGTTAGCAATGATTGCGTCTGCTGAGGTTGGATTAGCGGACGTGAAGCTCAACGAGGAAAGAGGAACATTCGTTGCATCTGAGAACATGGAAGCCAAGAGCTTCATATAGTCACTGTGTGGCTGCATAGTAAGCTGTGGAAGCTGGCCATAGTTTGGAATCTGCTTGTTCTTGTTCGATGTTGCAATGAACGTTGAACCGATAAACGCGCCAAATGGTGAGTCAGCAATCTTCTGAGCAACGCTTGAGTCAGCTCCAAGCAGATACTTCTGTGGAGCAGAAGCAAATGCAGCCGTTGCACTCATGTTAAGAATCTCACGCTGTGCATCATCAACAAGGCTCATGACTGTGCGACTAATGCGTGAAGTGCCAAAGGGACGCTCAAGCGTTGAGTGGTATGCCACAGGTTCAACAGGCACGCGGCCCATTGAGTGCGACTCTTCAGTTGCAAACCATCTTCCATCGAGCAAGCTGAGCGTAATAAACGTGTCATCTGTGAAGACATAAACAAGAGTTGGAGTCTTAATCGACTGTGTTCTGTTCCACTCAGCGTCAACAACTACAAGAGCAGCTTCGATGCGCTTTTTAGCGTCCGACCAGATAGCAGACGCGGCCGTTGCAGGATAGCCGGAGATAACAACATCCGGTTCATTAAACTCTTGGTTGCCCTGGGTGACGCTAATGAACGCAACTGAGTGTCTGAGTGAACTCATGACTACTTTACGAACTAGGTTCTCTAAGTCATTCTCACGAGCAATAGTACGCAGTTCTTCTTTGACAGCTGTATTGGTTGCATTGAAGTTCTGGAACTGTACGCGATCAGCCCACCAGTTGACACATTTTGCGGCCCAGTCAATCTTGGCATCAATCTTAGAAGCCAACTGAGGAAGAACAGAAACGCCAAGGTCTTTAACCTTGACATTGCCGTTATAGTAACGGTCTCTGAGAACATTCCTGGTATAGTGCTTGCGCCAAACTGCAACAAGCTGAGAGACAACCTCTCTGTTCTCATCAGACAGACCAATGGCAGCAGCCATGGAAGCATCGAGTCCTCTATCCACTAGAAGAACACCTCGCCTTCATCTTCATCATCTTCATATTGTTTTGCCGCCCAAGCAGCTAATGTGGCAGCTTCAACAACCGCTGCTCTCTCGCCATCAAATCCCCAGCCACCTGTACGACCAATAGGACGCTTATAAGACTCAGTGACTGCCTTTGTCAGCTCATCTTCTTCTGAGTCATCTAAGGAATCAGGCTTAAACCATGTAATTGAGCCTTCATTGACTGCGTCGACAAAATCAACGTTGGCTGTGATTAAGTCAGCAGCCGCTGGAATTGTCACGTTGTCTTCTGGGACAGAATCAATAACACGTCTATAGAGCGACTCAGCGCCCGCCTTTCCGTCAATGATGACTGGCACCGTTTGTGCCCGCTTAGTTACAAACTCTGCAAGTGCTTGCTTGCCGCCGATTGTTGCTCTCTTGTCTACAAGCTCGACATGTGTGCTGTCACCGTCTTTAATTGCAACGCAAACGGCGAAGTAGATTCCATCGACTGAGAACTTAACCGCATAGGCAGAAGGTGTTCCTTGCGGTGGCATGGCTGTTGCACATCTTTGCCAAGTCTCCTTATCAATGAGTGGTGCTCCTGCACCTCCTGCAAGCTCTTGCGGGGTAAGCCATACGCCCAAGCATTCTTGAGCAAACTGCAAACTACCCATCTGAGTCCTAAGAGCTCTGAGTGCCGTGATGTTCGTAATGCCTTCTACAAGTGAGGGTGCTGCCTGATACCAACGCTCTTCGTCTGTGACATCGCCGACTTCTTCAAGTCCATACTCAATCCAGGACGTTTCAATCTCGCCATTGTTGTTAATGGCATCTGAGCGCATCTTGTCGAACTTGTCAGCAGGAGAGCCAGCTCGTCTTGGAGTTCCCATGTAAATAAATTGCGGGTTCTTGTTAGGGCCACTCGATGTAGTTGGCAGCAATGCCTGTAGGTGCTCTGGCAATAATTCCTGTGCCTCGTCAACTACGATGATGTCGAACGTGTTACCAAGGTTTGCTGTTTTGGTACGGCAACTGAAGGCGATGAAGCCTTCTCCCCTGCCTTCTGCTTGCGGCTTGAAGGTAAAGCTTTCTTGTGCGGTCTTTGATGAGACTCTCAAAAGCGAGTCATTGAAGTACTTGATACCTCGCACCTCATCGTTTGGCTTAGTTCCTAAGATGTTGCGGAAGTCCTCGAGCGTCTTAACCGTCGTGTTGTAATTGTGAGCAGTCCACAGAATGCGGTAGCCAAACATCATTGCTAACGTAATGACGTACCACTCAACAATGGTTGTCTTGCCATTCTGTCTTGGAACAGATAAACCAAATATGCGCTGAATGAATTGAAGACTAATGTCAACCGCTGCAAGTATTTCAAGAACCATTGCTTGCCACAGAGCAAACTTAAAGCCACCCTCTTTAGCAAGCGCAATGACAAGCGGTGCCAGCGATTTGGTGTATGGCTTGTAGATACAAAATCTAGGCTCCAACGACGAACTTGAGGGCTTGTGCGACTGCGTCGTCGTGCTTTGTCTCAACGACATCTGTTGCATCAGCTCCCTCCAGCTCAGCAATCTGCGTGACCGCTGCTCGATACTCTTTTGAAATTGCGGAAATGTTGCGTGGATCAGCAACGAGCATTTGCTCTCTGAGCAAATTGCGGAGCTCCTTTAAACGCTCGATTGTGTTCTGTTGTTTGCGCTCTCTGAATGGCAGCGTGTGAGTCAACGTTTCTTTGTCAGGGAGCTTCTCCATTGCTGTCTTTGCTGCATTGTTTTTTTGTTGGTACAAGCTGTAGTACTTCTGCACTACTCGCACGGAACGCCCGATGGTATCTGCAATAACCTTGTTTGGAACGCCCTGGTCTTTAGCCTTTAGAATGTAGTTAATCTCAGTTTGCGAGAGTGTTGCTCCATGCTTACTATTCGCCATGCACGCTCCTTCCGTTCATGTGTGCATTCTCATTCGTAGCCAGCTATATTGCCCCGTCTGAAAAAATGGCTCCGTGCCGCCGAGATAGCCGCTGCTTATAGGGGGTGAGGGTCACCCCGCCCCATCTTTACCACTGTCTGCTTCTGAATATCTTCCCTTGGCTCACATCGCAAGGAATCTTGTTACTCTTCTCACGATTACAATGTCTGTGAGTTGCTTGCACGTTGTCCTGGCTCAGTGCCGCTGCTTGTCCAGACTCAAAGGGACCAGCCCAGCAATGACGCTGAGCGTTGTAAAGCCTGAGCCAGTACCTCGATACAGGTACAACTTCATCAACTTCAAACGCATCTGGATGTCCAGCAGGGAGCGCATAGTTAATTGGCTTGCCACAAATGGCACACGGTAGTCCTTGAGCCATGAGCCATGCTCTCAGCTTCCGTCTAGCATTGCCGTTACCTTGCCGGACATTCTTTGCCACGAAAACTCCCAGCTAAACAAAAAAGCGCCCTGGCTTGTACCAGAACGCTTATTAGTTCCTTTGTTGCGTAAATCGCTACTGTACATAATATCA